TCTCTCTAAAAAAAGCACATCCAGTAGAAGATAGAGATGGATTACTGGTTTATCCTTTATATATTAATCGCAGTGGGCATATGCCTAGGTGGAATGGTTGTTCTTATTCAAACACAAAGAACACTCGGTGGATTTCTGTTCCTTGTTGGATCTATTTTAATCTTTGTATTCTACGGCTTACGCTGGTTTTCAGGTGATTCTCTAAGACCCACTAAATTTAGCTCTACTACATGGCCACCTGTGATTAATATGTGCCCTGATTTCTTATCATTGTATACTAAAGGAAATGAAAAAGTCTGTGTTGATCTCATCGGTGTATCCAAAACAGGGCTTAATAAATTTGTTGATCCAAGCAATATATCCAATGATACATTTGTCTTTAAATTACATCAAAATAAGAAAGGTTCTGAAAGATTAAGGGCTCTATGCCAGGAATGTAAAGATAAAGGGGTCACATGGGAGGGTGTTTATGACGGCAAAGAATGCCTAGATCCTTCATCTCTTCCACGATCTGATGGAACAAAAGAATCTACAAAGCCTTCTGAAACATGTAAGTAAAATTGTATCTTTTTTTTTGAAAATGGCTAGTAGTGATTTTACAATGCTAGAGGGAATCCTTGCGAATGAGGGCTTTAAAGAGATATCGAAATTAGCTCTTTCAACCTTTATGGTCTATTCAACCCATTTTGGTGCTACAAAAGCCTATGATAAGTTTTGTGTTCCCGATGGATTTTATGGATATTTTCAAGGTCTTATTACAGCGGGAAGTCCTGCTTGTAAATTTATTCTTGATACAGCAACATCTACACAAAATCATTATAGTGGTGTAATCATGGTTGGAATCAGTCGTCTCCTTTTGAGATTTATTGGTATCTAAACAGTATTCTAAAAGAAGGGATAGATGTGGTCGCCAACGCATATAGACAAAACAATTTGTCTACATCCAATGGCGGAAAGTAAAATCAAAGCGTGGATTGAAAAACCATCTCATGCAGCAGTTCTTTTATATGGAGAGCCTGGTGTTGGAAAGACTACCATGGCTCATCGTGTCTTTAAAGAGAGAGGATTGAAGACAATTGAATATAATGCGAGTCATACACGAAGTGGGACTTCCTTTCGCAAACTCATTCTACCACTTTTGAAAGAGGGAGGCATTGTAAATATGCTTGAAACAGGAAAAAGAGGTGGTATTGGTATCATTCTAGACGAGATTGATGGTCTAAGTCAGGGTGAGAAAGGTGGTCTCAAAGAACTTCTGGATTTTTTACGTGGATGGAAAGCCACTCAGGAAACTACACCTCTCATCCTAATCAGTAATACTCTCGACTCCAGAAATCTCATTCAGATTTCAAAGCTCTGCTTGACGATTCCGATTGGTGAGGCAGATAAAGCACAAGTTGAGAAATGGTTAGGTAAAACTCTTGAATCAGACGATTCTCTTAAAAAAGTTCAAGGAGATCTACGATTGTTACAAAGACAAGTAGCAGGCCTTGAAACTCCTTTTGAAATGAGTGAAGTCCCTGAGGGTATTCTTCCAATCGCTTGGTGGACTCTTTGGAATGAATGGGATCCTTTTATGGATTTAGATATTGAAAGTCATGAAGCAAATCTCGCAGGGCTTGTTATGATTGAGAATATGAATGATCGTATTCTTGCCTCAAAAGGTAATACAGGAGAAGCATGGAGTTCCTATAGATCCCTCTATACAGCCTATTGTAAGAGTGACCGTGCTGATTTCTGGGCATTCTTTCACCAATGTTGGAACTTATTACCTTTATCGCAGGATTTGAAACTAAAAATTCCGAGTCTTCGTTTAACCCATGAGGCTCCCTTGTCACCAGACTATCAATATACTTCATCTGAAGTTCTACGATACACTCCTGTCTTGACGAAACAATCGGCTATTTTTAATTCCTGGAAGTTTATGTGTGAGATTGCAGATCGTGATTCAATTCCTGTTCATATTGTCCCTCTTATATGTCATAAAGAGGCCGAGAAACCCGAACAAAAAACCGACAAGATTCGGCGTTTGAAGAACATCGCATTAAAGACATTGTTACCTTCCTAGATAATCCAGAATTCAGGCATATGACGTTTAATCCATGATCTAACTTCTGGTTCATCTGCTTCAGTGACTGGTATTTCAACATAGGAAATTGAAATACCATTCTTATAGGGTGTATTGAAGATAAATTGTAGCTTCTCATTTTTCCAGGACCAGGAAGTCATTACATAAGGTTTCCACATTCTGTGAGGACGACATTCTATAAAGTCCTTCCAGTTCTTATATTCAAAGGTAGTGTTACTCCTATCATTACAAAGAGGTGGGCTGAACCACATCGTTGGAATACTCCAGAGAGGTGTCATTTTGTAGCTCATACTTAAGGCTAGGTGAATCAATTTTTATTGCTGGGCATGAACCATCTCATCTGGATGAAGAAGTCTCACGACTTCCAGAGGTTCTGTTCGGCCCAAACGATATGCACGACCCAAGATCTGCTTCTCCTCCTCGTGTGTCATCGCATGGAGAAGAATCACATGGGTCGCCGCAGTAATATTCAGACCCGCACCCGCCTGAATGGAATTCAGAAGCAACACATTTGTATCACCCTTCTGGAATGACTTTAGTGTCTGCGCAATGACATCCTTATTACCTTTTACAAGCTTCACCGTGAGTTTCATCGCCTCGATCTCCTGACTCAACTGAATAAATGGATTATCAAAACGACTGAAAATTAGAAACTTGCCTGTTGGATTTAACTTCATAAGATTTAATAATTGCTCTGTCTTTTTTAAAGGCTGATCATCTGGTTTAGAAATATCAACCACTGTTTCAACAGGTTCTGTTGCAACATTACGCAAACCTGACGCATGAATAGGGGATCTACACAAAGGACATGTGGATGCTCTTGTCATACTTGTCAAAATACATGATCCACAGAAGATCCTATGACAGCAGGGTGTTAATGTAGGTGTCTGTGGCTCGTCAAAACAAATAGGACAGATTTCTGTCTTGTAGTTCTCAATTCGTTCCTTTAGTCCTTTGATCTGTTCTTCGAGACTGTTAATTCTTTCTGTAAGACTTTTAAGAGCTTGTTCTTTTGCTTGAGGGGATGAATATTCCAGGGATGACTTGAATGTAAAGGTCAGACGTAGACGTGTCAACTCTTTGATACGATTCTCTGTAACCGCTGTAATAAGAGATACAGGCTCTTCAGGTCTAACACCTAAACTATCAAGAGCACCTTTAATATCACCTGCGTGAAGCAATGTTCGGACATCTGCGGGTATAGCATGAGCGACAACTTGATGTAAGATAGAGGTTCTACATAGAATATTGCGGATTGAAATTGGAGGTAAAGTAATGGACTCACGCACAAACTCCTCACGACATCTTAATACTAGATTTCCTCGGAATGGGTTACTTGTTCCTACAAAATCACGGAAAAAGGTTGAACTGACTACAAGATAACGCATATACACATAAGGTATGTTGGGTGATGATTGATTTCGAAGTTGAAGAAGTTCCTTTTTCAGAGTCTCATCTAACTGAGGATGTGTAGGAACTGTGGCTAAATAAGCGTTATTAATGTATTGAGTTGTATTTGGATATAATAGGTTTGACCATGAAGCTGAAATAAGCCATGTAAATCGTGTAGTTGCTCTAGTTCGTGTCGATGGAATATGAATTGTATCCGATTCATCAAAGAATACACGTTTCCAAATAAGATGGTTCTGAGTTGCAAGATCTTGAAGAGGACCATAGAGAGTATTTGAAACTAGAACAACATCTACTTCTTTCATCTTTTGAACGATTGTATTTGTTCCAAGAACAGCCTTTGTTTGAACACCTAGACAGGTCAAAGTGGTCTGATCTTTAATGTAGGTTTGCCACTGGCGATAGAGAGTATGAGGAACAACAATTAAACAGGATGCATCCGATAAATCCGATGCGTAATTACTTTGACGAAGACTATAGAGTTGGGATGTGCTATTTATATCAAGCTGTGGAATCAACGGTAGAGTTTGCTGTGTTTTGAGTTGAGCGATATGACCCAGAACCATCAATGATTTTCCCACACCCACACCATCCCCTAGAAATGAAAAACGACTGTAGATTTTTGCACCACATAGATCCATGCCCACTGAAAGTTCCTTCTCACGCTCTGCCATTGAATGAAGAATAGCCTTCTGATGGGCTCTCAAAGGAACACGAATTTCAGTTGGTTGAATAGCTTGAGTCGCATCAGAGGTCAAAGAACCCTTATACGCTTCATTTAGAACCGATACAAATTTTTCTATATGGTTGTAAGCCATGTGTATCTTCTGAAGAAAAGGAAAGACAAATGTTTAGACCGCTCAATCAAGATCCATCTCAGTTATAACAGCAACTAAACAATTCTTAGTATCACTCTTATAAATATCAAAATTGTTTGTATCGAATATTTGTCTATTATAGATCGCTGTCATGATACTAGAGATCTTACAAGGGTGCTTTTTAATAAGTAGCCAACACTTTTTATCATCATAATATTCAACTATAGATGAAGTCCAGTGATTTTCAATAGGAGTTTTATATTTGTCTTCTATTGAATAGAATTTATATGTGCCACAATATTCCTCCAATAAAACATATCCAACAATTTCATGACGTTTAACAGTATTTATAAGAGGAATATCACGTTCATTTATAGGAACTAATGAGTAAATAATATCCTTACCACATATAACTTCTGTCATTCTATTAAGCACTTGAAAAAAATGTTTTAAGTTCTTCATTCTTAATAAAGTCACCAATCTTAAGTGTAGTCTTTTTTACAAATGGATTTTCTTGATCACGCATCCTTTTCTTATCAAATGTATTCTCACTGTGGCTCATGACTAACATGACCTTCATCGGATCCAGTTGAATCATTGGATGTTTATAATCCTCAAGAAATGAACGTTCCTCTGAATGTGTTACAATATCATCATAGATATGTGTCTTTCCATACGATGAACGCCAGGCCATGGTTCCATTTGTAGCATGGGTAGGTGAATAAGGACCCAATTTCCAGACTTCTTTATTGTCCGAATAATACATGTAGATTTCTGAAGCACCTGCGAGTTGAATTGTCGGATTCTTTTTAAAGGCTGCGACGGCAGCAGAAACACGACATGGAAAATAGAAGTCATCATCGTCCATTGCCACAATAATCTCACCCTTTGCTTCCTGGTTCAGAATATTACGCTTTCCACCAATCAAGAGTTTGTCTTCTAGATACATATATCGAATATTTGGTAATCTTTGTTTTACTTCGGTAAAAAGATCTTCAACCGTCTCCTGGCCATCATCAAGAATAATCCATTCCATTCGATCCTTTGGATAGTCCTGGCTTTCATAACACTGTATCAAGGCAGGAATAAAACGACGACGATTATATGTGGGGGTAATTACTGACACGAATGGTTGGTCGGTCATTCTCTTTATACTTTTGTTCCAACTTTTAAGCCTTCCATGGTTTGAAGAATGGTAGATGCTACTTTTACTCCTGGTGTTCCTGTTAGTGTAGTCGCAGCCACATTGGTTGTTTGTCCTAGAGCGAGATTTGCCATATTTCCAGCAATTGCATCAGGTCTCATCGCTGCTGCAGCCTCAGCCTTCTCTTTTGCCTCTACAGATCCACCTACAATACCTGCGGAGATCTTCATAAATTCAGCATAGGCATCCAGTGCTCTTTTATCTTCCTTGTAAGTAAACGGATAGAAGAACATGCGAGCAAGTGTGCTTTCTGCCTCCGTTGTAAAGATAGGTAACATTCTGTAAATATAAGGAGCATCACTATTGAACCATTTATACAAATAATAGAGAATCACAACAGGAGCAAAAATAAACCCATAGATAAAATACAGAATTCTATATTGAACTTCACGTCCAATTGCGTCATTGGCTGCAAGAGTTCCACCCACAAGACAAATCATCGTATAAAATAACGCAGTCACAACCTGTAGTGCGATATCTCTCGTTGATGAAATTAAACGAAAGACATTAAATTGTTCATCTTGAGCCTTTTGATTCGCATCATTTAAACTCTTATTCTGAGATACAATCTTTGAATTTCTTGGATCCAATATCAGTCCGAGATAAGGTTGAGGAACACTTTGTGTTAACGAAGCCTTTACCGATTTAACCTTTGTTTGAAGATCAATTGTTTTTTGAGTATAGATCCAACTGTTGTAACTTGATAGATCTTTAAAAAAGGACGTCATGGTTTTTACGAAATCGGCGTTAGGCACTTGTTTCTTTTTGTCCATATCCTCAATCACAAGAGGGCCCGTTCGTGCAATATATTCAAGAGTTAAGATTGCTTCATTTGAAGTCACTAAATCAGCCTCTGTATCTTTAAGTAATTGGGTTCGTTGATCCCAGGTTGCGGCAGAAGCCGTTGTCATCAAAAGATCTGTATTTGTTTTAATAAGCTCATTGAATTTTGGAAGAGATGTATTTGACATCGTATTCTTTGAAATGAGTGCGTCTACTCCAGCTTTGACTTGTGTCAAAAGCTTCTTAAATTTTTCTTTGGATGGTAAAGCAGCAGCATCTCGCTGAGCTGCGGCTTTTTCTGCTTCAGGATTATAGGTCGCTGAATCGATCCCTCTAGTTAATGATTCGGCTAGACTCATCTCTAGTCGCTACCTCCTTTCTTTTTTGGCAGAATCTATTCGCAGATATAAGAAGATGGTTGTTAATAAAACACGTAAATTGACGAATGATTATGTAGTTGCGATTCCATCGTATAAAAGAGCCACTACCTTAACTGAAAAAACACTTTCTACATTAAAAAAATACAGAATACCCTCTTCTAAAATCTATATTTTCGTGGCTGATAAAGAAGAAGAGGATGTATACCGGAATACTGTTCCTAAAGATCTATACTTTAAAATTATCGTAGCAGTTAAAGGGGTCAAAGAAGTCAGGAACTTTATAACTGGCTATTTTCCAATAGGTAAACATCTTATCTGCATGGATGATGACGTAAAAGGCTTTATTGAATATGATGAAAAGGAGAAACGTCATGAAAAACCACTTGTTTCATTGGAAAGGGTAATTAAAAGAGGATTTGAAGAATGTAAAAAACATAATGCCCGGATGTGGGGTATCTATGCCTCCGCAAATGGATTCTTTATGAAACCAACTGTATCGACTGATTTGAAATTCATTGTCGGATGTTTTTTTGGTATCATTAATCCAGGATTAAAAGATCTTACACTACCCATAAGTGAAAAAGATGATTATTATCGGTCACTTCGTATGTATGAACTTGATGGATCTGTTATTCGCTTAAATTTTGTAGCTCCTAAAACTGCCTATTACAAGGAACCTGGTGGAATGCAATCGGATCCTGAACGTAAAAAGAAACAGGAGCTTGCTGTAAAATTCTTACTCAAAGAATATCCTGACTGGGTCAAACTAAACCCTACACGAAAAAGTGGATTTATGGAAGTTAGACTGAAGGCTACAGAATAATTTACAAAGCATACTTTACACCCCCCATACCTCCTTCCACCACAAAGTAATTAATACTATCTACATAAATTGTTATATTATAAACATACGTCGTATTTGGAGGTAAGGGATAGACATCCACTTCAACCTGGAAATTCTTAATGCGGCTGGCATTGAGAGATCCAGAAGGTTGTGTGGTGGGTGAGTGTAAGGCAAAGTTATACACAGGAACAAATGTATTTTGTTTTCCTTTCAAACTATTCCAAGGCACAATCTTTGTAAAATAATCAACGGGTTTTTCTTCTTGAATCTCATTGCCGTCACTTAAGACACGTAGAGATCGTATAATACCTATTTGCCCTTGTGGTAAAAGAAGACCTGAAGATGACGGTGATCCAGGTGTAGGAAGATAAGGAGCAGATGGATAGTTCCACCAATTTGTAAAATTCGCAAAATCATTGCGATTCTCTAAACTATCGCTACGTCTCTGAACAAAGATAAGTCGTGTGACAGGATTGTGTGTATACAAGTCAAGAGTTTGACGTGTATAGAGACCAGGAAATGGATAGATGGTTGTTTGAGGAATAAGATAGGATAAAGGCTGTGTTGCAAAGGTCTTTCGTTCTTCATCCGCTAGATAAATATAGGTGCATTGAAGTCTAGGATTTAGAAACCATCCATTGAGTATAGGCACTGAAGAACCAATATCGGTCGCAAAGTTTCGCCAGTCTACATTTGTCTCATTGGTAGTTACATACTCAGGTATATTATTCTGAATATTGGATACACTTGAAAGAAGTTTATAGATAGGATTTACACGATTTCCTGAAACATCTGAAATTGTATAGAGATCTTGAATTGAATTAAGAGTCAATTGAACTTCACAGTCGTGGTATTGTAACGCAACAAGAGGAAGAGCCTGTGAGGAAGAATCACTAAACCAGAAAGATAAAGGAACATGAATGTCTTGTCCAAATAGAGAGGGGCGATTCGTTTGTGATCCTAGAGGCAATGAAGTATTTTGATAGACTGTTGGATATCCACCTGTTCCTCCAGGATAGAGGCCCGTTGCTGGGGTAATAAGTTCTGGAACATCTCCCACCAGAACTCTCCATTTTTCAAAGGTATTAGGATCATAATCGGCCAAGGCCTTTGCAAGAAGATAGGTTCCATCAAATTCCTGAATCTTCTGACCTCCTACATAAAACGCAGCATTCTGTATCAGAGCTGCTCCTAGATACCGAACCCATTGATATTGATATTGAACAGTATTTGGAGAAGAACGATTGCCTGATGCGTCCTTGCTATAAATATCAGGAACACGAAATGTGAAATAGATGTCACTTACAAGATCTCCAACACGTTGAAGTTTTGCTCGAAGTTTAATGGGTTGATTCCAGAAAAGTTCATTGGGTCCTTCAAGAGAAAATGATACAGATTCTTGACTAAAATGACTATATCGCCTATAGGATTTATACCAAAATGTCATTTCGGGATTTCCACTTAAAAGAACATTTTGAGTGCCATAGGCTACAAGTGCTAATAAACCACCCCCTGTCATTCTACTCTTGCTCTACTAAGAGAAAGGGTAGAAGGATTTAGATAGTTTTTAGACTTATAATTGTTGTTGATACGAGGTCGTCCAATAAGTATCGGTGAGATAAGGAGGCATATCCTGCGCCTTTGTGAGAGTCTTCGATGAGATACCCTTTGCTGTAAGAGCCTGGATTTCTGTGTAGGATAAAGCATAGGCAAAATAAAAGAGATTACTTAGACTTCCACTGAAAGCACCGTTAAAACGTAAAGACTTCTCAAGTGAAACAGTGGTTGTCTTACTCAATGATAAATTCATCGTGCTGAATAGAGTAAGATCCTGGAAGTTCTGGTAGGCTAAAGATCCTTCAAAGGGCATCTTCTTAATAAGATTTCCATTAAGATAGACCTCAAGACTATTCTTTCTGCAGATGAGAACACAGTGAAACCACTTTCTCACAGGAATGTTCTCAACATCCACGAAGGTCATAGGATTCTTGTAGGAATTCATAATGATTCGAAGAGTGTTTGAATCACCCTTCACAAAAACACCGGGGCCTAGAAGAGGCCAGGGAGTTGTAAAGCCCTTGTGAAAGACATGCTTTAGAACATCATCGCCTGAAAAGGTTGAAGGATTTACATATAAGAAAAAGCTATAGCTAAATTCTGTGCCTGTTCGTTCATTATCGGAAAAGACTAACTGTTTGCCATCAGGATACTTATTGAGATCCTGTCTAAATACGTATTGTTTATCCTCTGCAGCAATTGTATAGGGCATTAATTCAACCATTTTGCTTCCCATTCTCATGAATGAAATCACAAGGTATTCGACTGTTACAAACAGAAAAAAGAGAATGGTGAGTGTTATTAATACAAGCAGAACCTGTTGGAAAAATCCTTTTCCTGCAATGAGGCCTACAAATCCTGAATCTGAATTAGCAGCGTCTGACATCTCTACCGTTAGTTGTTAATTTTAAGAAACTAATAACAAATGGTTTGTTAACTAAGTCTTTTTAAGCACTAAAATTCACCTGGCCCTTCGCATATTGAATAGCAGGTGTCGGGTATTTGTAAGTGAGTTGTCCCTTGACATCGAACAAATTCTTGATCCATCCCATGAAGTTTGTCTGGCCATCACTAGGTCCCATCATATACATACGATAAATCTGATCAGGGTTGAGTGCGTAGTTGTATGTAGAAACATCGCCAAGATATCCCTCAAATCCACCAAAGCCAAGTAACTTCATCTTAACACCCTTGGGGTCAACACGATAATACCCTGGAAGAACACATGAACGGTTGAGTTTTCCATCCATATAGACATCACAGACCTTTCCACTTAGAACAACACATACACAGACCCACTTTTGTAGGTTCACCTCGGGAAGATCACAGAGATCCAAATTCTCAGTTAGACCGGAAGGAAGCTCAGTTGATGAAAACATTGTCTTTATAGTATCGGGTGTCAGATTTTTATTAGCACCCTGAGATGCCGTAGGTGCTGTTGTATTTACACGCACCAAGAGTTTGCTTGTATATGAACTGAGACCTACCACGAGTGTCGAGGATGTTTCACCATAGATTTCAAGAATGTGTTTATTCTTTGCGATGACATCCTTAAATGCCGTAATATACATCCAGAAAGACACTGAATATTCACCACCTTCATAAGGAGGTGGAATGTTCATTAGATCCGTAGAACTATTACCAGTAATTGGCTCTGTAATGAGGGTAGCAGAGGCCAATCCTGATGCCGTAAAAAGATACTGGTATGTATAATAAAGAGCAATTGCTCCTAGAATTAAGACTGCTACACCACCTACTCCTCTTGAGATGCCACTCACTTGAGATCCTTGACGTAAAGAGTCCATTGATAACCTTCTGAAGTCTATGGAGAATATTCTCAAGCATAATTTGTTTCCCAATCCATTAAAGGAGAGGCAGGTTTGATATTAGGTCCATTGGCACAGGACCCATCTTTACAGAAAGGTGTCATATTCGTAATTGAGCTAAGAAGAGCAGTATCTCCTCCCAAATAAGGTTCGCCGTTTGTATCAGCTTTGTTTTTATAGGTATTGCTTACATCACTTGCCGTAAATTTCTTTGGGACAATATTAACATGAGCAATTAATCCATCCAAACGCGGATCACCTGCTACAATCGGAGAGACAGCAGATCCAGAATCTAAGATATATTGAACACGCTTAGAAAGAACAATTGAATTATTGTAATAAATATCAAATCGTCGCCCTTCTCTGGCTACTGTAATCATCGTCCATTTCTGGAAAGGAATATTCGGAAGAACAAGTGTTTCCTCAACAACCTCTGTGGTTGTGCTACCTTCCTTCTTTCGCAAACAGCGTGCAATAAGTTGAACGGAGGCAGAGCCTTGACGACCCGCATCCGGAGCCGCTAAAAGTTCAATTCGAAGTATATTTGAAACGTTCAAAATATTCACATATCCATTGTGTTTACAGGTAGAACAATCGTTTCCTATACATGAACATATACCATAACGACCTGTTGAACAGTCCTCTTGGCCTGGTTGACCGTGATTTGAATCAGAACAAAATGTCATTTCTCCTGTGCGTTGTAAAGGCATCGGATATACAAATGCCTGTAGAGAACCTGTATTCGTTGCAGAAAGAAGAATCTGTGAATCTTCTGTTTTTCCAATCTCAGGCTTCTTATTTAAAGTAAGAGGGCCCACAAGTTTTGATTCTTGTATCTTCTTGAACCATGAACGTGGAACAAAATACATGGCAATTAAAAGCCCTGTTAAAATTCCAAAGACATAGAGCCACATCCTAGTTATGAGCAAGAAGCTGCGGGTAACCCTGAAGGATTAAATTTGGATGTGTCAGGTATCGCAGGAGCAGTTTTAGGAACCTCCATTGCCATTAAAGGACGATCCCAATACGAGAAGTTCATGACTCTCACCGTATTTCTAAACTGTTCTGGAGGTCCCCAAAAATAGTTTGTTGTTTCATTTGGCTGATATCTAAATGTCTTTGTTCCAAATAGTTTTCCATTCATATAAACCTCAAGCACTTGTGGTAAAAATACGACCGTTAGCCGGAAAGGCTGCCGTATCGGAACATTTAGAACAGTAGGTGCTGATTCAAGATGAAGACGATTTTCTTTATCCTTTGTAATAGCAGACACAACCAAATCATTTGTATTCGGTAATAAATACATGAGAAGATTAGAGTCAGGATAGGATAGTATTAAATCATCGGTAGTGGATTGTGGGAGAATAGGTGTTTTGGATCTATAGAAAAAGACACGTCTCTTAGATCCAATGACAGTTTCATTCTCAATATAGATATCCTGTTGAATTGTAAAGGAACATGGAAGAATTTTAGTTACATTACCACTCAGATCCGCAGCCACAGGGCCATTTGTCCATACAAGCTGTGCATCATTTGTTCTTATAATTGGAATATATCCTCCATCTCCTTCCATAAAAGAGAAGGTTTGGAAAATACCTGTATACTGGAGAACAACTAGTATAACCATCAATACAAAGAGAATCATTCCAATATAATACAAAATAGTTATAGGTGCGGATGTTGAACTTGACGTTGAATTTGCTTCAAAAGATGCCGAAGAACTTTGTATTTGCATAGGTTTTCCTAACATTTTTTCTAGTTCACGTGCCCTGTCGGTCATTGATCCTATTCCTGTTCTACTGCCCTCTTTTTCCTTGTTTGGTTGTCACGAGGAGCAGGGCCCTTTTCAAGATCAAAATGGATTCGTTTATAATATTTTCGAGTTTCAGCTTCTTTACATCCACGAAGCTTTTCACGTAAATAGCACACAAATGAGATACGTGTAAAGGCCTTCTCAACTCCCATTGTGCCGGTAGAGGGGTCTGCAAAGTGAATCTTTGGAAGATCCTTATTAAACTCCTTATCTTCTTTAGTTTCATAGAGTTCTGTGTTACAGTGCCATTCGTGCACATCCATCGCAATGAAATCTCCTGTTCTCAAATCAAATCCAACTCCGAATCTTGGAAACATTGTAATTCCTCCGTGATATTTTCCGCGTTCAATCACGGATAGATTACCATATCCGTCACGAAAATCTCCATCATCCATGTGAAGAGCCGTTCGAAAGTTACGATTAATTGTTACAGAGGAAAAGGCTGTAGTACCAATTCGATACATCGGTTTTTCACTCGCAGCTTTTCGTTGTTTTCCATACTGCTCAGGGACGAGCGTATGAAATACACGATCCAGTGCCTCAATAAAAGGCATACCATGTTTATATTGCTTGAAGTATTTTTGAGTATAAGAAGTCAGGCGGCATGGAAGACCCATGAAAGGTGTCTGTTCAAAGAAACCCAGAACACTGCTATACACATTGTTATTTACACGCATCTTACTTGTCTTTCCATTCTGTGTATATCTCGCTGACCACTTTGTGATTTCCGTCGGCTTTCTCTTTTTCCAGTATGCGCTCTTGAGATTAATAGGGCCTGCAGCAGCTCCTCGATTACGACTGGCAGCCGCGGTGCTATAAAAGGCCTCCCAGCCCTTTTCAATGAGCTCCTTAGGAATGACGTTTTTTCGGAACTTTGCGAGAAGCTTCTCACCACCAGGAGCCTCGGGATCCTTTCCATAGACATCTGAATCCTCTTTAATAAGCGTTTTGATGGCCTTTTCATCAAAATAAGTGCCTTCTCTAGACTTGATTTGATCGGCTGTGAGAATAGGCTCAAGCACTATTTTTTTTGCTTCTTTTCTTACCTCTCGGGTTGGACCTGTAGGTAACAAAAGCCCTTCTTTTATTGACTCCTCCTTTGACATATCTATTAAGACTCATTTTTATTCAAATACCAGATTGCGGCTGCGACAACGGAAGAAGCAGCAACACCTACCGCAACACCTTTTAGAGTCGCTCTCATATCAGCCTCGGCAAAATCATCAGGCTTCATGACAGGTGAACGATTCTGCTGACCTAGACGTTTATAATAATGAATTGCCTCAAGCTCCGATACAATTGGCTTTCCAAGTTTTTTATTGACCTTGTTGTGAAGTGTGACGGTCCATTTAAATAAATCTTCTCGTCGGTCAAGAAATGGAGAGATAGGTGACTCTTTCAAATGCTCAATAAAGTGCTCTTTACAGATTGGGCATGGAATCAGAAAAGCAAAGGATTCAATAAATTCTTTAGCAGCCTTTTTATGACCATAGCTAGGATTTGTTGGATATCCTAAGGCAACAATATGCATTGTGTGCCAAAAGAATGGCCCCCATGCTGACGGAGGTAAATGCATCTACTTTTGCTGAATACTTTGAAAGTAAAAGATGAACGAAGAGGCTAAAGTATACTAACAGTTAAAGACTAACGGGTTATCCCATGTTCCATTTTCAAAAAAATAATAGACACTGCACAAATTGTGGTCAATATACTCATTCATCTCGCGATTGTCCTTCTCCTGTTACGAGTTTCGGGACACTTCTTTTTCGTGTAAATGACCCCTTGTGGTCTCAAGAAAAGGTTCTGACAACACAGGCTCAGAGTATCACGGGCTTTGAGCCCGCTTTTTCTAAAATTCAAGTTCTTTTGATTCAACGCCGTGATAGTCTCGGGTTTGTAGATATGCTTCGTGGTAAATACTCGGTGAATGATCTTGACTATATACGAAAACAAATTGCTGGAATGACGGACACTGAACGTCAGAAGATCATTGAAAAAGACTTTGAAGATCTTTGGGCAGAAATGTGGGGTTCCGATAGTTCTGAGACTCAATACAAAAAGGATAAGGAGAATTCAAAAAATAAGTTATTAGCAATTCGAGAGGGTATTACCATTGATCTATCAGGAACACGTGCGACACTTCAAAGCCTTGTAAATGAAGCAACAATACATTGGGATACTCCCGAATGGGGATTTCCAAAGGGACGACGTGATGGATTTGAATCGGATTTAGAGTGTGCTATGAGAGAAATGTTTGAAGAAACTGGTATTCTCAGTTCTAATGTAGTTGTCATTCATAATATGGATACCTTAAATGAAATCTTCTTTGGAAGCAATAATGTCCATTATTGTCATAAATACTTTGTGGTCTATGTTCCGGATACTAAAGATATTTGTATCGATGAAAAGAATGCATTAATGAAACGTGAAATTGGCGCAATTGGTTGGTTTAACTTGAACGATGCACTTCAGAAACTGAGACCTGAAAATGTGGAAAAACGTGAAATTCTTCTTCGCCTAGGAACTCTGTTACGGAATTTTTGTCCTCTTCTCCATCCTCAATAGATGGAGGACGCAGAGCTACTCGAAAGATGGCAACAAGAACCAAATTTTGAAGAGAGAGACCGTCTTCTTCTAGCACTTACTGAACGAGGTCTCTTTCCCAAGGTCAGAGAGGAGGAAGAGTTTGGATTTTATCCTGACATCGATGACCCTGAGTTTGTCTCAAAGCTCTTTCATAAGAGAGAATTTGCTGAGCACAAACAACAAACGATTCAGGAATTAATTGAGGAAGGTGATAATCCATGTGACTCAACAAAGGAATTTGAAATCAGTCCTGTTCAACGATTTATTAGTCAATATATTTCACCTAAGACACCCTATAATTCTGCCTTACTCTATCATGGTGTGGGCACGGGCAAATGCCATGGAATAGATACTCCGATTCTTATGTATGATGGCTCTATTAAGAAAGTTCAAGATATTTGCAAAGGTGAATATTTAATGGGTGATGATTCGAAACCAAGAACAGTTCTATCACTTGCTAATGGCAGAGATCAACTGTATCGTATACAATCTGTAAAAGGGGATTCTTATGTTGTAAATAGTGAACATATACTATGTCTTCAACATACGTGTGAAAAATCAATAACAGAGATTTCAGTAAGAGACTTTTTACAGCTAAGTAAGAAAATACAGCGTGATATGAAAGGATATCGTATTCCTATTGAATTTATTGAAAAACCTGTTGATTTTGATCCTTATATACTTGGAGTTTGGTTAGGTGATGGTTCTAAACGAGATCCTGTAATATCATCACAAGATTGTGTAATTCTTCAATATTTACGAGAATTTTGTAAGAATAATAATGCAGTTCTTAATTTTCAATCTGGTTATGATTATCGTATTTCAGCAATATCAAAGAAGTATGAAAATGTATTTTTACGATTTTTACAAAGTAATAATTTGATTAATAATAAACATGTTCCAGATTCTTTTAAAATAAATTCAAAGGATATAAGACTTCAAGTCTTAGCAGGATTGATTGATACAGATGGTTATTTAACAAGTAATACATATGAAATAACACAGAAATCAGAACAACTTTCTTCTGATATTGTATTTTTAGCAAGATCATGTGGGCTCGCTTGCACGACAAGATTAGTAGAAAAGTCGTGTATGTATAATGGTGAAAAGCGTTCAGGAACATATTACAGAACTTTTATTTCAGGCGATATAAATATGATACCTGTTAAAATTTTACGTAAAAGGGCTTCTGAAAGAAAACAACAAAAGAATGTATTACGATATGGTTTTACAGTAGTTCCTCTTGGTGAAGGTGATTATTATGGGTTTACATTAGATGGTAACAATCGCTACATACTTGGTGATTTTTCTGTAACACACAACACGTGTGCTGCTATTACTGTCGCTGAGGCGTATCTAGAAATGTTTCCGAGAAAGAAAGTTATTATTGTTGCACCGCCCAATATTCAACCTGGATTTGAACGTGCTATTTTTTCAGAGGATCGCTTGATTTTAGGTGAAGGAGAAGGAGAACCAAATCGTTTTAATGGATGCACAGGATCTACCTACCTGAAACTCTCAGGAATGGAGTCGTCTCGTGATCCAAAGGAGATTGGAGGCAAGATTCACAGACTGAAGAAAAAACGCTATGAGATCTATGGATACACACAATTCTATAATCACATACGAGGCATGCTTGAATCCATACCCAAGAGTATTCAGGGCGAGAGACGGCTCCAAATGGAAAATGAGATTCTTCGTAAGAAGTTTTCAGGGCGTATGTTGATTGTTGACGAAGCCCATAATCTTCGTGATATTCCTGGTGAAGCCGATGAAGATAATTTGGATGCTCCTGGGGGTGCTGCTGAACTCACAGAGAGTCTTGCGGGTAAAAGACTCACACCCTTTTTGAAACGTGTCATGGATTCATCCGATGGACTGAAACTCTTGTTGTTAACAGCGACACCCATGTATAATAGTTATCGTGAAATTATCTTTTTGTTTGATTTGCTGCTTCGTAATGACAAGAAGGCAACATTAAGAGAGGAGGATATCTTTAATCGTGACGGCACTTTTAAAGAAAACGGAGAGGCAATTCTAGGACGTGTTGCAAGTGTCTATTTATCCTTTATGCGTGGTGAAAATCCTCTTTCCTTTCCAATTCGCCTAGAACCTCTGAATCTATCCTCTGTGGATGAATGGCCAAGACTGGATCCAAAAGGTGTCCCTGTAGCTGAAGAAGATCGAGAGAGAATGCTGAATCTTCCCTTTGTGGCGTGTCCATTTGAAGGAGAGGCCTTAGTGAGATATCAGGATCTTGCTAGACAAACTGTGGAAGTCAGCGGTCTCGGTCTAGCGACAGTGGATACACTCATTCAAGCAGGAAACTGGATGTTCCCTGAAGCAGGAGGAGAAGCAGGATTTTCTTCCGCGTTTATTGAAGAAACACGTGGTTCTCTCAAAGCCTATAAAGCAAAAGATCCTTCG